CACTGGCATAGAGCCATACAATGTTTATTTTCATAACTTAAAGGTATATCAGGCAGACGAGACCAGAGACGTTCTAGAACTAGCCTCAGCCAGAACGGTATACGCAAACAAACTAATTATTGAGTACGACTATCATACTAATGACCAAATTACCCTAAATGGGGTAACATATACTAATCCTTACACTTAAAAATGCTGTTATACTTATTTTGAGGAAACACCCCAACAACTTAATATAGATTCTATTGAAAGTAGAGGTGAAAAAATATGGCATACACTCGTGGTACGTCTACTAACATTATTGTTGGTGCTGCAGCGCTTTTCGTCGCAGACACAACACTAACTGCTGGAACCCTACCTGCTTATACATCATCCGAGTCATACAGAGAGACAATCGCTGATGACAATGATTTTACTAACGTAGGTTATACAATGAACGGCCTTGAATTGCAGTTCCAACCAGACTTCGGCGAAGTACAGGTTGACCAACTTCTTGACGTTGCTAAGTTATACAAGCAAGGAATGCAAGTTAATATGGCAACGGCTTTTGCTGAAGCAACACTTGAGAACCTTCTTCTTGCACTTGCTTACAACTCTGATCAGTTGTCAGGCACAAAGAGCACATCTAACGGACAGGCACTTGACCTATCCGCAGGCGATATTGGCGAATGTCCAGTAGAGCGTGGAATTATTGCTGTTGGTCCAGGTACAGGTGACTGTGCGGACTCAGCATACGTAGAGCGTGTTTACAGCGCATACCGTGCACTCTCAATTGAGAATGTAACAGTATCTGCAAAGCGTGATGAGGCTTCAATGTTTGAAGTTTCATTCCGTCTCCTACCAGAGGACACATCTGGTTCATACGGTAAGATCGTAGATCGTACCTGGACACCAGCAACATAATCTAGTTTTAGATTAATAACAGGCCCATCCCTTCGGGGGTGGGCTTTGTTGTTTCTATGATAGAATAGATAAAATGGCTACAGAAGTATATAACAGAGGCAATATTTATTTAATTGATGGAACAGAATTAGAAATACTACCATTAAAGATTAAATATTTAAGAGAATTTATGTTTGAGTTTGAAGGTGTAAAAAATGCCTCAGACGATGATTCTGCAATTGAAATTTTGGTAAAATGTGTTGGTGTTTGCATGAAACAATACTATCCAAAAATATCTGATGCAGTAGAAGATTATCTAGACCTACCAACAATATATAAGGTTATTGACATTGCTGCTGGAATTAAAATAAACAAAAAATCAGAAGAGCCAGTTGTAGAACAGGCAAAATCCAGCGGTATGACTTGGGATGATCTAGATCTTGCAAAATTAGAAGCAGAGGTATTTATTCTAGGTATTTGGAAAGATTATCAAGAACTAGAAGAGTCATTATCTATGCCAGAACTAATGGTTACTCTAGCCAGTAAAAGAGAATTAGATTATGAAGAAAAGAAATTTTTGGCAGCAATACAGGGTGTAGATTTAGAAGGATCTACTAATCCTGATAAAGGTCAAAAAGAATGGGAAGACATGAAAGCCAGGGTATTTAGCAGAGGTGCAACAAGTGACAGTAACGACGTTCTTTCACTTCAAGGCCAGAATGCTAGAAAAGTAGGCTTTGGAATTGGAATGGGGCTCGATTATTCTGATGAAAGAGACCCAAACCTAATGAAACCTAAAAACTAGTGTTTCATGCTATAATTAAGGTTAACCTAAATAGGAGGCAAAATGGCAACAACAAAGTATGAGGCTCAAAAACTCACACTTATGGATGGTACAGAAATCTCTGTTCGTCCATTAAAAATCTCTCTACTTCGACCATTCATGGCAAAGTTTGAGGGAGTTGCGGCGGTGGCGGATAATAACGAGAAGTCAATGACTCTTCTTGTTGAATGTGTTCAGATTGCTATGAAGCAGTATAAGCCAGAACTAGCCGAAGACATTGAGAAACTAGAAGAAGTTCTAGATTTACCAACTGTCTACAAGATCGTAGAAGCAGCATCAGGTACAACACTTGCTGCAGACTCTAACGATTAATAACAAAAACTAAAAAGCGAGGTGTAAATAGATGGCTGATGTTAATGCTAATATTGGCGTTAATATTGATACGTCTGCAGCGTTAGCCCAACTAAAGGCTTTACAACGTCAGATATCTCAGTTTCATACATCTATCGCTAAAAGCAGCGAGTCTGCTGCATTGGCGCAGAGAGATCTGCAGAAGAATTTTCTTAATAGCGTAAATGCTATTGGATCATTCTCTGCAGAACTCCGCACCGTAAAAACAACCGCAGAATCTTTTACAGACTCACTTCAAAAAAACAAATTCTCAATGCGAGAATACTTCAGATTTGCTGGAGGAGCAACTAAAACATTTGGTAGTTTGTTTAAGTCAGAGTTTGACACAATCGGCAAAGTAGCAGAAGATCGTGTTAAGAGACTACAAACTCAATATATTAAATTAGGTCGTGATACAAGCGGTGCAATGAAGGCAATTGCCATCATGCCTAATCAACTTGATATGAGTAATTTTGCTACTCAAACACAAATAGCAGCACAAAAACAAGCAATATTTAATCAACTGGTTAAGCAAGGTTCTACAAATTTACTGAACTTTGGTAAGAATACCCAGTGGGCTGGTAGACAATTGATGGTTGGATTTACCCTGCCATTAATTGCTTTAGGAACAGCAGCAACTCGCACTTTCATGGAGATGGAAGAGCAAACAATTAAGTTTAGAAAAGTTTATGGGGATTTATTTACTCCTAAAGCAGAAACAGATGCTGCGCTTGAAAGCATAACTGCTCTTGGTCAAATGTTTACAAAGTATGGCGTTGCCGTTTCTCAAACAGTTGGGCTTGCAGCAGAGGCTGCAGCAGCAGGTTTCCAAGGAGTAGATCTACAAAGACAGACAACTGAAGCAACAAGACTTTCTGTTCTTGGACAAATTGAAGCAAACAAAGCACTTGAAACAACCATTTCATTACAAAATGCATTTAAGATGTCTTCAGACCAACTTGCAGGATCAATTGATTTTCTTAACGCAGTAGAAAACCAAACTGTTGTATCTCTTGATGATATTACAACTGCAATTCCTAAAGTTGCACCAGTTATTCAACAACTCGGTGGTGACGTAAAAGATTTAGCATTCTTTATGGCCGCAATGAAAGAAGGTGGAATTAATGCATCAGAAGGTGCCAACGCACTTAAGTCTGGTCTAGCCGCTCTTATTAATCCAACTGAAAAAGCCTCTGCAATTCTTCAAGGTTATGGAATCAACATTAAACAAATTGTTGAAGGAAACCAGGGAGACTTAAAGGCAACAGTTGTAGACTTTGCCAAAGCACTAGACACACTTGATCCATTAACTCGTGCAAGAGCAATTGAGCAACTATTTGGTAAGTTCCAGTTTGCCCGTTTGTCAACTTTGTTTGATAACGTAACAAATCAAACTGGTCAGGCAGCACGTGTTCTTGAATTGGCTGGTACATCAATTGAAGATCTTGCGCTATTGTCAGAAACAGAACTTGGAGTAACTGCTGATTCAGCAATGAACAAGTTCCGTAAATCTGTTGAAGATCTAAAACTTGCACTTGTTCCAGTTGGACAAACATTCTTACAAGCAGTAACACCAATTTTAGAATTTGTTGGTGGAATAGTAGAAAAGTTTAACAACCTATCTTCTGGAGTAAAAAAAGCAATAGTTGTATTAACAGTTGCAATTGGAGCAATTGGTCCTGTAGCATTAATGACGTTTGGTTTGCTTGCAAATGGTTTGGCAAATATTGTTAAGGGCGCAATGGTTTTGCGTAATGGATACCTAAGACTAACTGGACAAACACAAATACTTGGTGAACAAACTGAGTATTTGACAATGGAGCAGATTGATGCAGCGGCAGCATCTCACTCTTTAGATCAATCACATGCAAGACTAACACAAACATTTACAGCAGAAACAAGTGCTATTACACAACTTATAGCAGCATATCAACAAGCAACAGCAGCAGGTGCAAAATTTGCAGCAATCAATCCTGGAATGATGAGAGCACCAGGTGGCGCACCTACTAAGAGAGCAAAGGGAAAGCCAGTAGTTGTTGGCGGTACTGGAAATCAAGACACAGAATTAGCACTATTAATGCCTGGAGAAACAGTAATTCCAGCAGATATGTCAAAGAAGTATGGTTCACTAATTAACGGAATGATTGCAGGAAATATTCCAGGGTATCAAGTTGGAAGAGGATTGCCAGGAGCAACAGACTTTGCACACATAACAGATAAAGCAGAGGTACAAATTGGTTCATTATTAAAGATGCTTGAGAGTGCACCAAAGACACTTTCTCAGTCAATGATGATGACATTAAAAGAACTTGCTACTGTTTTTGGAGAACAACTAAAGGTATTTATTTATTCTGGATTAGGGTTTACACAATCAAAGCAATTAAATATAGGCATGGCTGGCGGTAAGGCTGTTTCTGCACAAGATTTCTTATCTGACTTTGAACAACAAGGTTTGGCAAAATGGAATAAGTCATTAAGCATTGCTGGAGTAAAGACTGATGCAGTTGCTGAAGAACTAGCAACATATGACGCAAAATTACAAAATGCAGTTAGATCTATGATTGATATTGATCAAAACGCAACAATTACATCGGATCAATTTGCTGCAATTGAAAGAGAAATAAGAAGCACTTTACCAGAGTTTTCACAACTTCGTCAAGCACTTGATACTGCTCAACAGGCATTGACTGAAGTTAGATTTAATATTAATGAACAAACAGCCGTAGGTGCTGGACTTACTCCTTTCCAAGTTCCAAGTAAAAAGTTTCCAGGAGAAATGTCAAAGAAAAAGAAAGTTCAACTTCCAAGCGGTAAAAATATTCGTTTAGGTGGAGAGCATCTTGTTGGAAGAGGCGCTGGAGGTATGGGAAGCATTGATGCATCTTTACTTACACAAACAGCAGCACAAGTTACTAATCAAGCAGTTTTGGCAACAGCACAAGCAGCAGGAACAAACTCACCATCAAGAAAAACAATTCCTATTGGTGAAGACATTGCTCGTGGCCTTCAGGTTGGCATGGCAAATCAGCAAGATGAAGTTGCAGCGTCTGGACAAGCACTAGGTTCAGCAGCAGTTAGTGGCACACAAAGTGGTGGAGCAAAACAAAGAAGACGTGCCGTACGACCACAGGGTGCTCCAGGAACAATGGGACTTTCAAGTGCTGCAAGCGCAGCGGTATCTCCAGGAATGAAAGAAGCAATTGATCAAGAAGTAAAAGCAAGAAAAACTTCTGCACAAAAACTTGACTCAATGAATAAAGGCCTTATGGCTGGAACATTTGCATTAACCACTCTTGCTGGCGCAGGGTCCATGGCAAGTGGCCCACTTGGAAATCTATCTCAACAGGTAATGAAATATTCAGGACTGCTGTTTGCATTAATGTCTGTTACACAATTACTTACACAGGCAAAGGTTACAGAATTAGTTGCAACAAGAGCGTCAACTGTTGCAACAGCAATGGGTGGAACTGGGTTTAAATCTTTGTTTAGTAAAGGTGGAGGAATTGCTGGATTTGGCAAGAATCTGCTAAATGCTGGAAAATTTCTTTTAAGATTCCTTGGTCCAATTGGTCTTGTAACAACAGGTCTTCTTGGTCTTTATTCTATAACTAAAATGATAAATGCAGCAAGAGAAAAAGAAAGACAAAAACTAGAAGCATTTTCAGATGTAATAACAGTAAGTACTGATAAGTTAAAGTTTTTATCTGAACAGTTTAATTTTGTTCCAGTTAAAGGATCTTTAGAAACTTTTGGAAAAGACCTTGAAGCAACATCTGTAAAAGTACGAACAGCAAGAGAAGAATTAAAAGCATCTGAAGGATTTCAAGAAACATACGGACAAAATATAGAGCAAGTTCGTGGAATGTCAGATCAACAAGCGCAAACCTCTCTATCCTTTATGGGACTTGATTTAATTTCTCAGGGTATGGCAAAAGAGCAGGTTCAATTACTTATAGATACAATTAAAGAAGAAGCAGGAAAGAAAGATCTAAAGTTTGATTTCAAGAGTATTACCTTTGATGAAAAAGGAATGAGCGGATTAAATGCTCAGTTTGATGTATCTATAAAAGAGTTTGCAGATACAGCACAAAAAGGCTTTGAAAAAGTTTTCCAACAGGTCGCAGTCGGAGAAGGTCGTGCTGCAAGAATACAGATTGTTGAAAAGTTAGTTCCAAATGATGAAGCAAAGGCAGCAATTAAAAATGCTGGAAAACTAGTAGGATCTTATGCAGAAAGTTTAAACAGGCTTGCAACAAGTGGGTCAATAGGACTAGAAGACCTTACTAAGATAACAGACACCATGTTTGCTAGTATTTCTAAATCAGCACCAGATGCATCAATGCAAATTAGAATTTTTAATGCAACTTTAAATGCGATAGATCCAGCACTTTCTAAAGCAGTTAAGGGCGTTAAAGACCTAAAGGATATGCAATTACTTCTTAAGGCTGCAATTGCTGGAGTATCTGCTAATTTGATTGCTAGTGCTGCTCTTGCTTTTAGAACAGCAGAAGCCCTTAATAAGGTAGCAGCAGCAAATCTAGCAGCATTTGGAGTTAAAGATTTAACTGCTGACCAGGCAGCAACAAGAGGTTTTGCTAACAATGCTTCTGTAGATGCTAGAATATTACTAAATAAAGCAATGAAAGAAGCCTTAGAACTTTCAAAAGAGTTAAACAAGGTTCAAGGAACTGGTGGCGGCGGTGCTGGTGGCGGAACAGAAAAATCTGCATTTCAGTTAGCAATTGAACAATTAGAAAAACAACAACTAGAATTAAAAAATACTAAGATTGCATACGACATGCTTAAAAAGGCAGGATTTGATGCAGCCACGGCAACAAAATATGCTGAAGATTCTGTTATTGCACTAGGACTTGCAACAGGCAAGATTAGTACAAAACAACTTAATCAAGTTAAAACACTTATGGAGGATATTGAAAAACGTGCTGGATCTGAAACAATAAGAAAGTTTTTAGATTCACTTGGAACAGAAAATACTCTTAAGGAAGATTTCTTGAAAATTGTTCCTCAAGTTTTGGCATTAGGTGGAACAGTAAAAGATATTGAAGCAATTTTTAACAATCCAACATTGATGGAATCTTTTGTAGATAAATCTGCTACTGCTGAACGAATAATGGAAAGAATCAAAAAATACTTAGATGCTGTAAGATCTGGCGAAGCAATTGATCTTAAGTTTACACTTATGTTTAATCCAGATGAAGCAAAAAATGAATTAAAGAAAAAAGCAGAAGAACTATTTGGATTCCTTGAAAGAGCAGCCCAACGTGAATATAAGCCAAAAATTATTGATGCTGAAAAAGAAGTTAAGAGTGCACAAGATGCCGTTGATGCTGTACAAAAAGAAATTCAGGGAATTCAAGATGCTATTGAAAAAGAGCAGCGTAGCATTGAAAAAGAAATTACAAGACCTATTGAAGATTTCCAAGAAGAAATAAGTGACCTTCAAAGAGTTATAGAGTTAGAATTTGAAAGACCACTTGCAGCGCTATCTGATGAATCATCAATGCTTTCTGAAGAACTTACAGTAATGGATAGAGTTGCTGAAGGAATAAACAAAAAATATGACGCTCAGGCAGAAGCATTAACAAAAATATCTGATATTAATCAAGAAATAATTGGCCAGCAAAAACAACAAATTGGTCTTGCTGATGCGCTTACTCAAGGAGACATTTCAGCGGCAGCAAATGCAGCCCAAGAAATGAGGGCTAGTCAAGCAGAGTCTGCAGCAAAGAGTGCTGGAGATATTATTGAAGCAGGAAGACAGGCAGAAATATCAGCACTACGAAGCCCAGTAAGCGGTCTTACTAGACTTCAAATTGAACAACGTCAGTTTGAAATTGAGCGTCGAACATTTGCACTTAATCAACAAAGAAAATCAATTGATGAAGAAATACTAACAATTCAAGATAAAATTTATAACTTAGAAGAAGAGCGTGAAAAAAGATTAATTGCTATTCGTAAAGAAGAAGATAGAATTTATGAAATAACTAATAATCAACTAAAAACTGCACAATCAAATCTTGATGCAGCACAAAGAAATCTTGACAAACTTAGAGAAGAGTTGCAAGCAAGACTAGATGCAGTTGAGTTACAAAGAGATGCTTGGGAAGCAGCAGCGGATGCTGAGATGGCGGCAGCAATTGCTGCTGGAGATTATAATGATGTTATAGAAGCAACCTTAAAACTATTAGATGATATTGAAAAAAAGTGGAGAGATATAGCGTTAGCGGCTGCTAATGCTTCAGGAAAACTTGGTTTGAACGATGCTTATATTGCTCCATCGAGCAGTGCTGCAGATGATGCATCTTTAAACTCGCTAATATCAGCAGCACAGGCAGTTGATGCTGCACAGGCAGCAGCAGATGCAGCAGCGGAAGCATTCGATCTTGCATCAAATTCTGGAGAATGGTGGAGATTTAGCGAACTGCTACAGAAAAAAGCAGCAGCAGATCTTATATTAAAAGACGCATTGGCCGAATATGATCGTGTAACGGGTGCAAATTCAACATCTGCTGGAAGCGGTGGCGGCGGTGGAATGGTTTCATACCAGTATATGTCAAAGGGTGGAATGGTTCCAAAATATATGGGCAGGGGAGGTCTTGCAAAAGGAACAGATACTGTTCCAGCAATGCTAACTCCTGGAGAGTTTGTAATGAATAAAAATGCAACAAAAAAGTTTGGCCCACTACTTGCTAGTTTGAATAAAGGACAGTATCCACGAGGAATGTCACAGCCAAGTTTTGGTATGTCCAGCAGTCCAAAATCTTTTTCTCAGCCATCTTATTCTATTTCTTCACCAACTATGATGTCTGCCCCAATCACATCTGTTAATGCGCCATCATACAATAGCAACTCCAACACAGTGTATAATTATAGTGTGGGTATTAATGTTGGTGGATCAAATATTAATCCTGACTCAATTGCTAAATCGGTTATGAATGAAATAAGGTATGTTGATTCACAAAGAGTTAGAGGACAAAGAGGATAATGGCTACTGCAGCATATTTAACGGGTAGAAAAAGATATCAAAGACCACAGGCTATATTGTGGGCAGATAACCCTGGGACACTTGTTGATGGACTATATGTTCCAAATGGATACGAAGTTGGCACAAATGTTCCAGTAGACACAGATCCAAGTCTTATTGATCAATTTTTAATACTATCAGATCATAACCGTGGAGAAATTAGTTTTCAAAATCAAAGACTTGAGCAAAGACAAAGAACAATAAATGGAAGAATGCGCTCTTATCATATAGCAGATAAAATTAACATTTCTTGGTCATGGAACATGCTTCCATCTCGTTCTTTTTATCAAAATGCTGAATTTAATCCAGCAACTGGAATCTCTCCATATGAAAATAATACTCAAGAGTTTACAGCAGACGGTGGTGCTGGAGGTGTTGAAATTTTAGACTGGTATCAAAATCATACAGGGCCATTCTGGATGTATCTAGCATATGATAAGTATTCTAATTTTGGAGATGACAATTCAGCATTTACTCATCTTGCACAGTATAACCAAATTGTTCAAGTTTATTTTGCAGATTTTAATTATTCTGTTGTTAAGCGTGGAGGCAACAACTTTGACCTTTGGAATATTTCGGTAACACTGGAAGAGGTATAGTGTGTTTGTTAATGAAGCATTAAAAACACATCTAGAAACCTCTGCAACACTAAGGCTTCAGTCTTTAGTTTTGGCTGAGTGGAATATGAATATGCCAGACAATATTCAAAAATTAGGTAATTATAGATATAGGCCTACAACAGCAGATTCTATATATTCTACACTACCAGTAAATTTTGATCCAATTGATGAAGGAAATTACTACACAGGTGCAACAGATGCAGATGTTGTAGTTGATGGCGGAGTTAATAACTCTGGAGTACCACAGCAGTTTACACTTCCTAAAGACAAAATGAAGATGATATATTCTTTAGAAGACTGTACCAAGCCATTTAGACCCAGATCTGGAATAAACAAACCCCTATACTTTTCTGGAACGTACTTAGCAAATTCTGGAGCAAGTATTGCAGAAAGACCAAGATACTATATGCCATCAAGGTATGATGAGTTTAAATATTGGACTTCATACAGAACAGAAGATAATTTTGAACGTGGCATTGCAACCAATATATTAAATGGTTTAAACTATATAGAAGATGCAGTACCTTTCGTAGTTTATAAAAATCCAGTGCCAGCAAATAGATTTGTTATCAAAATGCAAACAAATGTTGGAACAGTTAATCTTGGACCTTTTACTACAAGCACTGGGGCAATAGATGACCCACTTTTTGGAGATACAAACAAAACAAGCCCATCAAGGTGGAGAGTTCAGTATTTAAATAATAACAACTGGGTAGATGCTTACTCTTTCTTAGAAACAGATACTCGTCCAGATGGAACAGCAATAGTTAAAGCAGACGGATACGTAGAACTAGAGTATGGTCTTATAATTCCTGAGCAGTATAGAGACATATTTGTTTATGCTGAAACTATTTCATCTGTAACATTAAGGCCAGCAATAGCGCCAATTGGTTATGCATACTTAGTAATACCCACAACTGGAGACAAGGGCATATTTTATATTTATACTGGAACTGGAGAGGACGATGGATATGATTCTTTTGTTCCAGAGTATGGCTGGGCTTTAGGATCAGAAACAATAACAAACCAGACCAACTTTGTTACAGACCTAACATCTCCAGAAGAGTTTACTGATGAGATTAATGGCGGCACAGTTTATAGAGAGTTTGCTTATGTACAGGGAATAAGAGTTGTTGTAGAGGTAATGAACAAGTTTGATTCTACTTTTGATTTAATTGAAATGTCACCAAGAATGGTTGTTGATGTTTCTGACAAAGTTATTGATTTTAGAGTTACAAAAACTTTATCTGATATCGGTATGACTTCTTTACCAGTTGGACAACTTCTTGCATCAACTGGTCAGATTTCTATTTTTGATGATGATCAAGCATTCAATATTAATAATTCAGAAAGCATTATTGCAGACTATGTAAGAAAAAATATTAAATTTAACTTTTATGAAATTATTGTAGATGTAGATGGATTTGATTACTATGTTCCAATTAAAACACTTTACTCTGAAGGTATGCCACAGGCAGACATAACTGCAGGAACGTTATCAATTTCTTTACGTGATTTTTATTTCTTCTTAGAGTCTATGCCTGCACCAAGACTTCTAATGACACAAACATCTTTAAGTATGGCAATTGTTACATTGCTTGACTATATTGGATTTAGTAACTATTCTTTTAGAAGATTAGATACAGAATCAGATCCAATAATACCATTTTTCTTTGTTGCTCCAGATCAAAATGTTGCAGAAGTTTTAAACCAGTTGGCAATAGCAACACAAACTGCGATGTTCTTTGACGAGTTTAACAACTTTATCGTAATGAGTAAGAATTATTTAATGCCAGACACAGCAGAACGACCAACAGACTTTGTTCTTTCTGGATCAAACAATCAGACTGATTCTGGAGTAGTAGAAAATAATACATCTGGAAATCTTCCTAATATTCTTGCCATTGCATCAGAAGATAGAAAAGTTTATAATGATGGACAGATTAATTATACAACTAGGTATATACAAAGATCTTATGGTTCAATTAGACAATCAAGCATGGTAGATCGTGATAAGACCTGGATATATAAGCCTTCACTGTTATGGGAAGTTGCAGGAACAGAAAACACAAAAACAATAAACGAAGTAGCCTCTAAACAAGGAAACTATGTTTTAGGAGCAATGCCCCTTAATTCCGACTTGTCCTCAGATTTGCCAGTAGTAAGCGGCGGCATTGTAACAAAAAACATACTTGATATAGGAGAAAATGTTTATTGGCTTACAAGATATCAAGGATACCTATATGCATCTGGTGAAATTATTAGATATGATGCAGCAGAGTTTAATGTAACTGGCACTGGCAATGTATGGATTAGTAGCAATCAAGAGTATCAAAAATATTTTTCATCTATACCGTTTAATGGCAAAATATATCCAACAGGACTAATAAGAATTTTCTCTACCCCTTACTATGAAACCATTGATGGCATTGATAGACTACAGCCAGGAGCCGTATATGAGCATGGTAGGGGCCAGTTTGGGACACCAGTAGTCTCTCATGCAGCAGGAATCAGCCCCTATTGGTCCGACAACTCGTATGTGCGTGGCTGTAACATGCAGACCCAGTATTTGTTTACAACCATACTAGATGAAGACGTTTCTGTGCCAGCAACAACAATCGGTGCCGCTGGAGTAAATAATACACTTGCACGTCAGACAACAAGAAATGGCGTGATTAAAAACTTTATGTCAACCAGTTATCTTACAGAGACAGACGTAAACAGTTTGAAATCAACACAGACTGGAACAATTCAGTCATCGGCATTAGTCATGAATGGTCCGTCTTTTAAAACAACAGAAACACCAGTTAATTTTGTTTCTTATCAATACAAAGAATTAAACAACGCCTACAGGGGTTTTGGAACAAGAGTAAGAATTGTTGGAAAGATTGAAAACAATGAGACTCGTGGACAAACACCAATTGGCAGCATACCTTATTATCAAGTTACTGGAGCGCAAACAAACCAAAACGTTAGCATTGGTGGAGGATCTGGCGGTATGGCTGTGCTGTTGAATCCAGAAACAAATAACGGATATTACTTTGAAATAGTAGCACTAACAGAAACAAACATAGAGTCTTATCTAAAGTTAGATAAAAACGGTCAAGCAGAAGTAAATATTAACAATATTGTTTTTTATAAAGTTAAAAAAGATTCATCTAACAATAATGCAATACCAATTAAACTATGGGGTGGACTAACCAGCATTATCGTTGATGATGGAAGATTTACTGGACAATATAGAATGTCTGGAGAAGACAAGCCAACAGTATATGATCTATACGTAGAGTATCAAGATATTGGAACTACTAGAAGGTTTTTCCTGTATGTTAATAATAAACTTATAAAAATAGTTGACGATACAGATCCATTGCCAATTTATAATAATATGGCATTGTTTGTCCGTGGTTCATCTAGATGCATGTTTGAAAATATTTATGCATTAACAAATAACTATTCTCAAAATACAGTTTCGGTTGTTGGGCAAACCTTATCAAGTGTATTCGGAGATACAGAAATTGATGCAAATGAATCATTTAGAAAATATGCAGTTAGTGGATTAATACAGGGGACATATCTTTCTGGAATAAGTTCTCAACAACCTCCCCAGTACAATATGTATTTTGATGAATTTGGATCAATCATGAGAGAGTGTGCTTATTTTGATATTAAGTATGACAGATCTTACCCAGCACTATATGCACAACTATCTCCAACATTTAATAGAATTAAGGGCTATACCGTATCTGGCTTTCAGGCTGATTCTTATGGAGCAGAATTTTTAATATTTAATGCTACAGATACTGCTTTAAACCTAGACGATACCACTGGAAACTATCTTAGAATTCAAGGAATTACATTTACTCAGGACACATCTTATGAATTAACCGTAGATGAATACTTTAAAAAACAAAGCAACCTGTCAGATCCAGAGTTGCAGGGTAGCACACTTATAACTTCTCCATTGATAGAAAAAGCAAAATATGATCAAATTAAATTGAGCAGGCTTATCTATGGTAAGAACGAATTTACAATTGATAGTCAATACATACAAACACAAGACGATGCCGATGAACTTATGGGCTGGATCATAAATAAAGTTATGACTCCTAAAAAGTCTATTGGAATCAATATGTTTTCAATTCCAACACTTCAACTTGGAGATATTGTCACACTAGATTATAAAAATAGTGATGGACTAGATTTAGTTGCTACAACATCTGATAGGTTTGTAGTATATAATATTGAATATGGAAGAAGTCTGTCAGGTCCTTCTATGACTATTTATTTGAGTGAGGTGTAGTATGGCAGATCTTGATCCAGACAGTTTAATAAAACCAGATAAACAACTTGCTCTTTTACTAGAAGAACAGTCTGCTGCTCCATGGAATCCAAACATACAATATAAAATAGATAAAAGACTTATGGAAATAATGCAGGAGCAAGGTTTAAAAAGCCTGGCTACTGGATATGGAGGTATGATTATTCCAGGTCAACCAGGCGAGAACGTTGGCAAAACAGTCTTAGAGCCAACAGGTTCATCTGGCATATTTACAGCATCTAAACTAACTTCTGACACCTCTAAAGATCAATATGGAAGACAAGATCTTTCTACTGTGGAAACAAATGATCCTGCAGCAAAGGGAATGCCAAATTATAATCCAAACGCAACTGGTTCAAAAAAAGTTTTTTATGATGAATCTGGAAAACAACTTTCCGCATCTCAGGTTGCAGCATCTGCTACAGGGCAAGGTTTTGCAGCAGCAGGTTGGGATATTGGTTTTGGGCCAGGAATGATTGCTCCAGGAGTAAAAGCAGATACAACAGCAAGAGATGCAGCAAAAGCAGCAAAAGCAGCAAAAACAGAAACAGATTTTCAGTCTTCAAGAATTATTGAACCAAAAGAAAAACCAGTTGCTTCAACTCCGCTTACACCAGCAACAATATCTCCAGTTGCAACAGTTATTCCACCTCCACCAGTAAAAACAGCACCAATAGATACAATTCTTTTTAATGACGACTCTGTGCCAATTGAGATTATGGCAGACCTAATATTTGAAAATATTGGGGGGCAAGAATTAATCAATATTGCTAGAAATGATACAGTAAATGGACAAAATATTGTCTATCAACCTATTAAAAATTTAACTGCCATTCAGCAACAGTATAACCCTAATAATATAGTTAGTCTTCAGGCAACATCAGATAAATACTTTCAAAACTTTTCAATAAAGTTTGAAGAAAAGGTTCCTTTGGAAGCAACAGGACCAGCAGGTGCACATATTTATGTTGACACAACAACAGGAGAACTGGTCATTGAGTCAGTAAATATGCTTGCAGATGAACAAATTGAACTAGAGGTTACTGCAAGTGGTACAATATATGAGGCGGAAATTTAAATGATAACTAACACTGGAAAGTCTATAATTGGAAAGTATTTGCTTGGTCAAGCACCAGCATACGCTTCATACATTGCCGTGGGCTGTGGGGCACAACCATTAGCAACCTCCGACCCATATGGAGATTATTCTGATAAACAAAACCTAGATTTTGAGATGTTTCGTATACCAATTTCTTCTAGAGGATTTGTTAATGATGGTGCAACAGAAAAATTAGTTTTAACTGCTGAACTTCCAACAGAAGAAAGATATGAAATAACTGAAATTGGACTATACTCAGCGGGATCAAATCCTTCTGCTGGAGCATATGATAGCAAGACTATATTTGCTTTTACACAAGGAGAAAACTGGCAATATCATACAAACGTAGCAGCGACATCTATTCCTACTATTACTGAGCCATTAGATGATCCTCTAGATGATAACGTAATCGCTACCGCAGACCCTGTGTTTCAAACTAACGCAGATAACTCAATATTTTATAAATCACCAAGACCTGAAAGATATGAACGTGCAAGATTTTTAAATAATATTATTTTGATACAGGGAGATGATTCAGACTTAACAGTTGATCCATCAACTGGAAGTTCTGCTGGACATTTTATTATTGAGGCTGGTTCAAATCACATTCACCTAACTGGAGCAGATGTTAACTTTAGCAGAAACTCTCCAATAGATGAACTGCGTCTTGCATTTTCCATTATTAGCAAAGATGGAGACTCAGCATCAGTTCCAGATACGGTAAGAATTCTTGTAGATTTTGCAGAAACAGATGCAGAAAATACTGGAGAATTTGCAAGATTTGAAATTGAATTAGAAAATGGCAGCGGTACTGGTGGAACATATGACTTTGAAACTAACAGATATTATGTAGCATCTACTCAACTACAAGAGTTATATCAAACACAAGGATTTACGTGGAATGCTGTAACTGTAGTAAAGATATATGCTTGTGCAATAGTTTCTGATGTGCCATCTGCAGACTACTATATTGCACTAGATGCCCTTAGATTAGAAAACATTGCAACAACAAATCCATTATATGGACTAACAGGATATTCTGTTGTTAAAAATACAGACGCTGAAACGATTATTAAATCACCAAATACAAGCAATTATATTGAATTTAGATTTTCTGTAGGGGTAACATAATGGCAGATGAGGCAATTAAAAAATTTAAACTTTCTACTACAGACCTACCACCAATAAGTAGTGTTACAGAGGGCTACTCCTTAAGATATAGGATTGTTTCTTCTGATAAAAACAGAACATCTCACTGGTCTCCAATATATTTAGTACAACCAGACTACACATTTGTTTCTGGTAGTATTGTTTTTAATAAAGCAGGAAGTATTGCTAGTTTAGTTTGGGACTCTGTTACACTAAATAAGGTTGATGGAGCAAATACATATTTTATTAGAAAAGAATCACAATATGATATATGGCTGAGATGGGATAGAGGAGATGCTGGTGATTGGTTATATAAAGAAAGATTGTCTACAACATCTTTGTCTATTCCAATACCCTCACAATATACAATAAATAATATTGTTCAGCCATCTCCACCAAACAGACTAAGTGTTGAGGTCTATCTGCCAGGATTTCCAATTGAAAGATCTGACGGGGCTGCTGGAACACCTTTTCTTAAAGTTTATAGATTGCTAAACCAGACTGTTTAATGATATAATGGAGAGATAATGGCTAAAGTACCGCTACCAGAACGAGGACAACCGCTAGATGTTACATACATCTATCAGTTAGCAGATGCGTTAAATGATGTTGCAACACAGGTATCATCTGCAACCTATAACTACACTACAGTAGATACTGTTTCTGCTGGTAAGCAAAGTATAAAAACATCTGAGGCAAGAGTTGTAGGTGGGTACGTAGAGGTTGCCAATAACTCTACAGTCAGTGCTGGTAACGAAAAAACATTTTCTTATGATTTCCCGTCAGACTTTAAGTATGCACCGATTGCCTCTGCTACTGCAGTTAATATTGGCAATACACCAGCAGGACAAAATGTAAACGTTATCCTAAAAAGTGTAACAACTTCAAGGGTAGAAGGTATTGTTAGATTTGGTGCTTCTGGAGATCTTTCTCTAGCAGTGCACCTTATCATTATTGGTATTCCAAACTAAAGGGGATTGGGTAATGCATTGCATAAAATGCAATGGCAAGATGTTTGTTGATAGACAATATTCTAGCCAGATACATGTTGAGACTTATTGCATCTGTTGTGGTTCAAGAAAATTTTTTCACCCACCTTCAGATAGCAAGGAGGGTAGATGGATTTTAAACCAAGAAAACTTGAGAGCAAAAACTACAATAGTCAGCCTGTAGTTACTGGAAATAAAAAAATCTGGTTTCTTAATGGTGATTTAGTTAGGCTTTATCATAGTTCAAGATCAACAGGAATGGTTTCTGTTTATAATATTACAAAAGATAGAATAGAAACATGCTTCCGTTCTGACTTTAGAAAAAATAGAGAACGAGCATACACTGTAGCAGAAACTGCAAGACTTGTCAATAGGCATCGCAAATATATTCCATTGTTAATTAAACGAGGAGTGATTCCTCCACCAATGGGATCTCAATTGGACGGGGTAAGAGATTGGCAAGTAAGAGCATACTACTCTGAATCGCAACTAAAAGAGATACGTGATATACTTGCAAGTATACATATTGGAAGACCAAGAAAAGATAATTTAATAACTAATAACATGACTCCTACAAGTCAGGAGTTGACACGAAGAACTGGCGATGGTATACTGGTTTATACGAGAACAGAAGATGGACGATTTATTCCAGTGTGGAATGAGTCTATATAATTTAGAAATGGGCGGGATAATGGAAAATAGTAATTACGTAGTAACAAATGAACCAACAAAGGTAAATGTAACATTAGGATATACGCTTAATCTAGGAAATTTTCAATCACTAAGAGTTGATCTTGGTGTTGTTGACTATACTCGTGAGGGTGAAACCACAAACGAAGCAATGGACAGAGTCTATGCATTCGTTGAAAATAAGGTAATTGAAAAAGTAAACGAAGCAAAAGCCGAGATCGTAGCAGAGTAAAGTGGCTGAACGCAAAGACCGAATGGCTTTGCTCAGTCGCTACAATAAACTTTACTTGCAGAGATACGAGCAAAAGTCTAATCTCAATTTAAACGTTGAGCAGTGGGCATCAGATGCACTTGTTGAATCCTACGGACTTCCTGCTTGCTATGACTTATTAGATTATTACTTTAGTATTGCACAAGACCCTACTTGGAATTTCTTTGCATACAATGCAGAAAAAATTCTTAATGGTAAACTTGATAAAGAACAAGATGACAAAGAGCGAACAGAGCGCAGGGCTAGAGCAAAGGAGTGGCTGGGTGAATAATACAGAAGCAAAATTAATCACTGCAGTTTTATCAGATAAGCAGGTACACGTACTCCTTCAAGCAAATGTTGAAAATCTTCTTAGAACGCATAACGATGTATGGAACTTTATCAGAAACTATTCTGAAGCAAATGGAACTGTTCCGCCAACATCCTTGGTTGTTGAAAAGTTTAGAGACTTTACACCAGCAGAGGGTATTGGGGCAACCAAGCATCATCTTGATGAGTTACAAACAGAATACTTAAATGACAGCCTAAAAGATATTATTCGTAATGCTGCATCTGAGATTCAACAGGGAGAAGGATCAAAAGCCCTAGAAGAACTAATCACGAAGACTTCTGAGTTAAAGAAAAATACATCTGCAATTCGTGACATTGATGCTACAGACATTGATTCAGCGATTGCGTATTTTGAAAATGTAAAGAAGCAACAAGAACTAGGTCATATTGGAATCAAAACTGGTCTTCCAGGATTTGATAACTACTTGCCTTCTGGAATTATGCCAGGACAACTTGGTGTGTTTCTTGCTTATCCAGGTATTGGAAAGTCATGGCTTGCTTTGTACTTTGCTGTACAAGCATGGAAGCAGGGTAAGACTCCACTAATCATCAGTCTTGAAATGTCAGAAACAGAAGTTAGAAATCGTGCTTTTACTATTATGGGTGAAGGTCTTTGGTCACACAGAAAACTTTCTAATGGAGATGTTGAACTTGACATGTTAAAGAAGTGGCACGAAAGCAAACTTCAAGGAAAACCACACTTTCACATTATTTCAAATGATCAAGGTGGAGAAGTAACTCCTTCAGTTATTCGTGGAAAGATTGATCAGTACAAGCCTGACTTTGTTATTGTTGACTACTTGCAGTTGATGAGTCCAAATCAAAAGTCAGATAATGAAACGGTACGAATGAAGAACCTTTCACGAGAACTTAAACTTATGGCTATTAGTGAAGAAGTTCCCATTATGGCTATATCATCTGCAACACCTGATGATGTAAAAGATTTAAGCACAGTTCCAACATTGGGTCAAACTGCATGGTCTAGACAGATTGCATATGATGCTGACTGGGTTTTAGCACTTGGTCGTGGTACCAATAGTGATATTATTGAATGTGCATTTAGAAAGAACCGTAATGGTTTTATGGGAGACTTCCTAGTACAAGCAGACTTTGATAAGGGCTATTACAGATATAAGGACTTTGAAGACAAAAATGGCTAAAGAGTTATATACAACGCAGCAAATACATAGAGTGCTCACTGGAGCAGGAATTGACATTGAGGCTGAGTATGGAACTGATTATATAATTTTTTGTCCTTATCATAATAATAATAGAACTCCAGCAGGGGAAGTTTCAAAAGAGTCTGGATTATTCTTTTGTTTTGGTTGTCAAACAACTAGAAGTCTTGTTGAGTTAATTATGCATATGACAAGTAGAACATATTTTGAAACAGTTAGATTTATAAAAAGCAAAGAAACAGAAACAGATATTGAAGCAGTTATTAATAGAGCATTACATCAAATTCCTGACTTTGTTCAGTATGATGAGTTGCTTATTAAAAGACTAAACAAACAAGCATTAGATTCTCCAAGAGCAATGACATATTTTGAAGGTCGTAGACTTACAAGAGAATCTGTGATAAAATTTGATTTAGGTTATTCTGAAAAACAAGATTCAGTTGTTATTCCTATGCAATCTCCAGATGGAATGTCTATCGGTTTTGTTGCAAGAACAATTGAAGGCAAAGAGTTTAAGAATACTCCAGGACTTCCAAAAAGCAAGATACTTTTTAATCTTCACAGAGTAAAAGCATCAAAGATAGTCTATGTTGTAGAATCTTCTTTTGATGCGATAAGATTAGATCAAGTAGGTTTCCCTGCGGTTGCTACCCTAGGGGCAAATGTTTCATCAAGCCAGATTGAACTTTTGAAACGGTACTTTACAGGTGTCGTATTAGTAGCAGACAATGATGATGCTGGAATGATTATGTCTGAGAAACTTACTGAAAAGATGGGTAACTTAGTTACGATTATTAGACCAGACAAAAAATACAAAGACATAGGCGATATGACAGATGATGAAATTAGAACTCTTGAGTTCCAGTTTGACAATGTTATTGACTCTATGCTAAAATAATAAAACACTTATATAAGGAGAAACATGACTATTGTAAAGGGATTAAAAAATATAAACGCCCTAGTCGACAAGCCAAAATACGAAGGTACAGGAACAAAGGTTCGTTGGGTTAAGTTAGCAGACGGACAAGCAGCAAAGATTCGTTTTGTTAATGAGTTAGATGCAGACTCAGCAAACTATAATGAAGATCGTGGTCTAGCAGTTGTGTGTTCAGAGCATACAAATCCAAAGGACTATAAGCGCAAAGCAGCATGTACTCAGGAGTCTGAGGGTCGTTGCTTTGGCTGTGAGATGGCTCGTAAAGAGCCTAAATCTGGCTGGAGAGCACGTTTGCGTTTCTACACAAACGTTCTTGTTGATGACGGAACAGAAGAAGCCTATGTCGCCGTGTGGTCACAGGGCATTAGTAAGCAATCAGCATTCAACACAATTCGTGAATACGCACTTGAAACAGGAAGCGTATCCAATCTACAGTGGAAGTTAAAGCGTAATGGTCAGGGAACTGAAACCAACTACACATTAATTCCAAGCATACCTGACTCTGAGCCATTCAAATGGGATGGCTATGAGTTCTTCAACCTAGAAAAGGTTGTCCGTGAAGTTCCTTATCCAGAGCAAGAAGCATTCTACTTTGGATTTGATACTCCATCTGTAACCAGTACGAATATCGACTGGTAATAGATGAATTACGTAGGTTTGCATGTCCATACACACTACTCCTTAATGGATGGTGTTGCTACTCCAGAAGAATACGTTAACCGAGCAGTTGAACTTGGTATGCCAGCATTGGCTATCACAGATCATGGTTCTTTATCTGGGCATAGGGAACTGCACCGTATTGCAAAAGCAAAGGGCATCAAACCAATTCTTGGCGTAGAAGGCTATATGACAAGAGATATGAATGACAAGAGAGCAAAGGCAGAACGCACTGATCCTCTTGACTTAAACTATCATCATATAGTTCTTCTCGCTAAGAATCAAACAGGTTTAGAAAACCTAAATAAGATTAATGAAATTGCTTGGACTGAAGGTTTCTTTAGTAAGCCAAGATTTGATTTTGATGTATTAAAGAAATACAAAGAAGGTCTAATAGTTACATCTGGCTGCCTTAGTGGTTGGATTGCCAAGGCGGTAGAATTAGGTGAACTAGCAACCGCAAAGAGACATATGCAATGGTTCAAAGATGAGTTTGGTGATGACTACTATATTGAGGTAATGCCACATAACTCTGCAGAAATCAATAAAGGAATTATTGAACTTGCCGATGCAATGAAGATTAAGATTGTTGTAACACCAGACTGCCATCACTCTGACTCCAGTCAGAAAGAAATTCAAGAGTTAATGCTTATTCTCAATACTCATGCTAAGTTAGAAAAAGATGCAACATATGAGAAGTCAAAGAAAAAAGAATCCTTTATGGATAGACTTGATTACCTATATGGTGCTAATAGAATGATGAGTTTTAATAAGTTTGATATTCATCTACTTTCATACGAAGAAATGAAAGATGCAATGCTAAAGCAGGGTATTGATCGTGAAGATATGTTTACTTCAACAATAGAGATTGCCAACAAGGTACAAGATTATGACATTAAAGAAGGCTTAAACCTTCTTCCAGTTCAATATCCAAAGCCAGGTGAAGAGTTAAAGAAACTTGCACTAGAAGGTCTTAAAGAACGTGGCTTGGCAGACAAGCAAAACTACCTTGACAGATTAGATGAAGAATTAACTATCATTAACAATAAAAACTTTGCTCCATATTTTCTTGTAGTTCGTAACATGCTTAACTGGGCAAAGAAAGAAGATATCATGGTTGGTCCAGGGCGTGGATCTTCTGCTGGCTCATTGCTTTGCTATACACTTGGAATTACAGATATTGATCCAATTAAACATGGATTGCTTTTCTTCCGATTTATCAATCCAGAACGTAATGACTTTCCTGATATTGATACAGACATTCAAGATTCAAGACGAGATGAAGTTAAAGACTATCTAGTTAGACAGTACAGACATGTTGCCTCTATTGCTACATTCCTTCAATTTAAAGATAAGGGTGTTGTTAGAGATGTTGCAAGAGCCCTAAACATTCCTTTGCCTGACGTAAACAAAGTTTTAAAAACAGTTGATACATGGGACGACTACTGTGGTTCTAGAAATGCTGCATGGTTTAGAGAGAAGTATCCTGAAGTAGAAGTATATGGAGATCAATTGCGTGGGCGCATTAGAGGAACTGGTATTCACGCTGCTGGTGTAGTTACCAGTAAAGATCCAATCTTTAAGTATGCTCCACTAGAAACACGCTCTGTTACTGGCAGTGATGTTCGCATTCCCGTGGTTGCGGTAGACATGGAAGAAGCAGAGAAGATTGGTTTAATCAAGATTGATGCTCTTGGACTAAAAACTCTCAGTGTTCTTAAAGACACTCTTGACATGATTGAAGAAAGAGATAAGAAAAAGATTAACCTGCTAGAGATAGACATGGATGATAAGAATGTTTATCAAATGCTTTCTGACGGGTACACAAAAGGTATCTTTCAGTGTGAAGCAGCACCATATACAAATCTCCTAATTAAGATGGGTGTTAAAAATCTATCAGAACTGGCTGCATCAAATGCTTTAGTTCGTCCTGGTGCCATGAACACTATTGGAAAAGATTATATTGCACGTAAGCATGGTCGTCAAAACATCGACTATACTCATACAATATTAAAAGAATTTACGGAGGATACCTATGGCTGCATTCTTTACCAAGAACAAGTTATGCAAACATGCGTACAACTTGGCGGTATGTCCATGTCGGAAGCAGATAAAGTTAGAAAGATCATTGGAAAGAAAAAGGATGCTAAAGAGTTTGATGAGTTCAAAGACAGGTTTATCAAAGGTGCTTCTGCCTATATTGCTCCCAATCAGGCTCTTGATTTATGGCATGACTTTGAAGCACATGCGGGATACTCGTTCAACAAGTCTCATGCGGTTGCTTACTCTACGCTCTCGTATTGGACGGCGTGGTTAAAGTATCACTATCCTCTAGAGTTTATGTTTGCATTGCTTAAAAATGAAAAAGATAAAGATACTAGAACAGAGTATTTAATTGAGGCTAAAAGAATGGGCATACCAGTTAAGTTGCCTCATATTAATGATTCAGACAAAGACTTCAAGATTGAAGGAAAGGGTATTCGTTTTGGCCTATCTGCTATCAAGTTTATTTCTGATACTATCGCTGAAAGATATATCCAGGCCCGTCCTTTTAAAACATACAAAGAAGTAGAAGACTTTACTTTTACAAAGGGCAATGGAGTAAACACTCGTGCACTTAATGCAATGAGGGCGGTAGGAGCATTAACATTTACAGATAATCCTGCTAATGCAAATGAAGTAAAAGAAAACCTATATGAGTATTTAAACCTACCCGAGTTTAATACATCTATCCCACAACATTACTATGCATATTTAAATGATGTTGAAGAATATGAAGAAAAGGGAGCCTTTATTCTTATGGGTATGATAAAATCTATTAAGAGAAGCAAAGGCTGGTCAAGGGTAGAGTTGTTAGATAAAACTGGATCTGTTGGTATTTTTGATGATGAGAATACAACCATTGAGGCTGGAAGAACGTATATTGCTTTAGTTAATGATAATAGAATCGTGTCTGCGGTTCCAGCAGATGAAGTCAAAGAGTCCAAAGATGCACTTGTTAAGTTCTTAAACTATAAGATGTTACCATTTAAAGAAGGTGAGCACTTTGTTGTATCTTTTAAACCAAGAATTACAAAGACTGGAAAGAAGATGGCTTCACTAACCTTAGCAGATTCTGGTAGAGAACTACATGCAATTACTGTATTTCCAACATCATTTGCTAGAGCATACATGACAATTGAAGCAGGAAATGTTTACAAGTTTAAGTTTGGAAAGACAAAGGATGGCACTGTTATAATGGATGAGGTGGAAAATGTTTGATGATTTAGCAGTAAAGATACACAAGAATGCAGTAGAAAAAGGCTTCTGGGATCGTACAGCAGATGAAATATTTGTTACTAAACAAATGATGATGATTGTCTCTGAGGTTGTTGAGGCTATGGAAGCACTTAGAAAAGAGATGGATCCAGGCCAACTATCAGATGAGTTTGCAGATATTATTATTCGCACCCTAGACTTATACGCAGGAATGGTAGAAGCAGGATACATGACTAAATCTTTAGATACAGCAATTAAAGAAAAAATGGAAAAGAACTCTAATAGACCAAAGAAGCATGGGGTAAGATTTTAATGGTAGTTACAGTAGAAGATGTTTTAGCACAACTAAATCCAAAACTACGCAAGACTGTAATGGCTGGAGACACAATTCCAGCAACACAGTACGCAGCAACTCCTAGTTTTGGTCTTAATAAGGCTTTAAATGGTGGTCTACCATATGGTCGTCAGGTTCTTATCTGGGGATCAAAGTCTTCTGCAAAGTCTTCTTTGTGCCTACAGATGATTGGTCTTGCACAAAAAGAAGGAAAGATCTGTGCTTGGATTGATGCTGAGATGTCATATGACAAGAAGTGGGCAGAAAGTCTTGGAGTAGACACATCAAAACTAATTGTTTCACAATGCAGGACTATTAATGAAATGGTAGATATTGGAACTAGTCTAATGAATGCTGGTGTAGACATGGTTGTTGTAGATAGTATTACGTCACTTCTACCAGCAATCTATTTTGAAAAAGATTCAGATGAATTAAAGCAATTAGAAAATACAAAGCAAATTGGTGCTGAGTCTCGTGACTTTTCAAATGCATGGAAGATGATTAATTATGCAAACAATAAGGTTAAGCCAACACTATTTGTTTTAATTTCACAATCACGTAATAATATTAGCGCTATGTATACAAGCCAGCAACCTACTGGCGGTCAGGCTACTAAGTTTTACTCATCTACAGTTATTAAACTGTTTTCTTCAGAGTCAGACAATCAAGCCATCAAGGGCAAGATTAAAGTCGGAGACAAACTAATTGAAGAAAAGATTGGAAGAAAGGTAAGATGGGAACTGCAATTCTCAAAGACTTCACCTGGATTTCAGTCTGGTGAGTATGATTTTTATTTTAGAGGAGATGAAGTTGGTATTGACACTATTGGTGATCTTGTGGATACTGCAGAACTCGCTGGTCTCGTTACCCGCACTGGTGCTTGGTATCAACTTGAAGATGGCACAAAGGTTCAAGGCAGAGAAGGATTTATTAACAGAGTAAAGGAAGACCTAGATCTACAGGATAGCCTTAGATCAAAGTTGGCAAATGGCTGAAGAAAAATTCCTTCCAGTTCCTGGTAAATTTATTTGCCAAAAATGCAAAGAAGATTTAACTGCTGCAAGATTTTGGTATGAAACAGGAGATGTTACATGGATGTGTTCTAGAAAACACATATCAAGAGTTGCATTGCTTGCAAAGAAAAAAAAGAAAAAGGATTTTGAAGATGAGTGAAAGATCAGAGAGCAAGAGAATTGGTGCTAAGCAGCACAAAAACTCTGGTCGTAATACACACAAAGGTGATGCAACTTGGAGAAATTTTACAGTTGATTTTAAGGAATATCCAAAAGGTATCACAGTAAACAAAGACATTTGGGCAAAAGCAGTAACAGATGCTGTTAGAAATGGAAACGATCCAGCAATATTCCTGGTGCTTGGTGAGGGAAATGCCAAGGTAAGGCTGGCGGTAATAGAAGTAGAAATGCTTGAGCAGTTAACAGAAGGGTATAAAAATGACACAGCAGAATGAACAAGAAAAGACAACCATTGATATGGTTAATGGACTAGCAGAAATTGCAGACTATATGAAAGACGAAGAATTAACTATTGCCCTTACAATGATTGCTAAGTTAATTATTAAACCAGATATCCCTCCTCATGTAGCAAGCCTTGAAATTGTAAGGCTACAGGCTATTGCAGCAAAAATGTCATTTAAGGCTACTTGGCTAACTAATGTAGATAAGAGCGACAGAGCAAAGAAAAACATTTACTATACAGCAGCAGAAGCAATCAATGATTTAGTATCGGCACTTAAGTACATAATGCGCTAACCTGCTATACTTATATAAACAAGGGAATATAATGACAAAAAATTTATTAAAACAGATTATGCTTAAGCCTACAACAGAAAACGATACATTTGAGACAGAGAAGTTTGTTGAGACTATTCAGAACGGCTACCTAGCAGATCGTGGTACAAAGTTTCAAACTAAAAAATCTTTTAGTCCTTCTACAATTGCATATGGCCATGGAGAATGTCCAAGGTACTGGTACCTAGCATTTCAAGGTGCAAACTTTGAAGACAACAACACTCCATATGATGTAGCAAATATGACCAATGGTATTATCTCTCATGATCGTATTCTTGGAAAAGCATTTGCAGGCTCTGGAATTCTTATTGATACAGAGTTTGATTTGCGTGAATCAGATCCTCCGATTTATGGTAAGGTCGATGGTCTTGTTAAATGGCAAGACGAAGAAGTTGTTGTTGAAGTAAAGACAACAAATGAACAGGTGTTTGAATATCGTAAGAAAACAAATAAACCAAAGACTGGACACGTAATTCAGTTGTTGATTTATATGAAGGTTCTTAAAAAGGCTAGAGGTGTTCTTGTATATGAGAATAAGAATAACCATGAACTTCTTGCAATACCAGTTGCCATCAATGAAAATTATATTAATTGGATTGATCAAGCATTTGAATGGATGAGAGTTGTTCGCAAGGCTTGGGAAGATCAACAACTTCCAATGAAGAACTATAGAGCAAACTCAAAGATTTGCAAAAACTGTCCGCTTAAGTCAGATTGTGACAAAACAGAGGCGGGAGTTATTAAGATTGCATCTCTGGAGGAATTGAGTGAAACGATGTAGCAGGTTTGAATGTGAAAATCATTTTAAACCAAAAGTAAGTTATCAAATTTATTGTAGCGAAGAGTGCAGAGACCTTTCTACAAAAGAAAAGATTGCTGAAAGATATCAAGTAACTAAAAGACAAAAGCGTTTAGGCAAGACAAGAAGATGTCTTGGTGGATGTGGAGTACAACTATCCATATACAATGACTCTGGATTTTGTTCTAATTGTAATATTAGTGAAAAAGCAGTAGCAAAAATGTTAAAAGAGGTAAAGGGGTTTTTTGATTATGAACAAAACTAAACCAAGCAGAATTTGTGCAATTGATGCAAGCACAAATAGCCTTGCCTTTGCTATTTACATTAATGACAAACTTGATAGTGTTGGCAAGATTAATTTTGAAGGCAAAGATATTTATTCCAAAGTGGGGGATGCTGCAGTTAAAACTAGAGCATTCTTTAGTGAGTTCATTGAGGTAGATGCTATTGTTATTGAACATACTGTTTTTATGAACAGCCCTAAGACTGCAGCAGATCTTGCTCTTGTGCAGGGTGCACTGCTAGGTGCAGCGGCTATGTGCGGTATTAAAACGGTAGGCAAGGTATCTCCAATAACATGGCAAAACTATCTAGGTAATAAGAAACTATCTAAAGAAGAACAACTACAGGTAAGAGTAATAAATCCTGGAAAGTCTTTGTCTTGGTATAAGGCGTATGAACGTGACTTTAGAAAGAAAAGAACAACTAAATTACTTGACATTATTTATGATAAGAATATAGAAGATTATGATGTTGCTGATGCTGCTGGTATTGGGCATTGGGCTATTCATAACTGGGATAAGGCTTTAGGGGTTGACAAATAACACTATGGCTGGTAAACTATATACATCAGAAGTCTACATGCGTAAGCGCTACGTATTAGATAAAAAGACTCCAGAGGAAATTGCAAAGGAGTGTGGCTGTACAGTGGAAACAGTGTATGTCTACCTTGCAAAATTTGGATTAAGGAAGAGTAAGCGATGAGCGATAATTTACATATTACGGTTGATCAAGTCAATCATCCGTCTCACTATGTCTCAGATCCTTCTGGCGTAGAGTGCATACAAATTACTCGTCATCGTAATTTTAATATTGGTAATGCCTTTAAGTATTTGTGGAGAGCAGGACTTAAGGATGAGTCAAAGACTATTCAAGATTTAGAAAAAGCAATCTTTTATATCAAGGATGAAATTAATAGACTAGAGGGTAAGTATAATGTCAACTGAAGAAGACCTAGTTAAGCACCTTGATCAGGTAAATACAGTAGTTTCTGAATACCTTAAGGGTAATGACCCAACAGTTATCTCAAAAGAATTGGATATTCCACGCACTCGTGTCGTCACGCTTATCAATGAGTGGAAGGCTATGGCCTCAGACAACTCAGCAATTCGTGCTCGTGCTAAAGAAGCACTAGTAGGAGCAGACACACACTATACAAAACTTATATCAAAATCATATGAAGTTATTGATGAAGCGTCAATGACTAATAATCTTGGTGCAAAGACTGCAGCAATTAAACTAGTTATGGATATTGAGTCCAAGCGTATTGATATGCTTCAAAAGGCTGGGCTTCTTGAGAACAAAGAACTTGCAGAAGAAATGGTTGCGATTGAAAAAAGACAAGAGGTTCTTGTTGCAATTCTAAGAGATATTGCTTCATCTCATCCAGAGGTACGTGACATTATTATGCAAAGACTTTCCTCTATTGCAAAAGAGGGAGAGGTAATAACAGTTGTCCACGATGTTCAATGATTTCCTAGAAGTACTTAAGGAAAACAACTTTGACGAAATACCTGTAGACGCAAAGACATTTGTTGAGTCTCCAGATTTTCTTGGGCAGCCATCATTATCTGATATTCAATACGACATTGTTGAGGCTATGAGTCAGATTTATAAAAAAGAAGACTTAGAAGAGTTAATGGGATCAGTAGAAGGTAGCAAATATTATGCAAAATATACAAAAAACGAAATCATTTTACAGTTGGGCAAAGGTAGTGGCAAAGATTTTGTTTCCACTGTTGCTTGTGCTTATGTTGTTTATAAGTTACTTTGCCTTAAAGACCCTGCCAGATATTTTGGAAAGCCAAGCGGAGACGCTATAGATATTATTAACGTTGCAGTAAACGCTCAACAGGCTAAGAACGTTTTCTTCAAAGGTTTTAAAAGCAAGATTGAAAGATCTCCATGGTTTGCAGGCAAGTATAATCCAAAAGCAGACAGCGTTGAGTTTGATAAATCAATTACTGTTTATTCTGGACACTCAGAGCGTGAGTCACATGAGGGTTTGAACTTACTCATGGCAGTCCTTGATGAAATTTCTGGGTTTGCATCTGAGGTAGGTACTGGAAATGATCAAGGAAAGACTGCTGAAAATATCTATAAAGCCTTTAGCGGTACAGTAGATTCTCGTTTCCCAGACCTAGGCAAGGTTGTTTTACTTTCTTTCCCAAGATATCAGGGTGACTTTATTTCAAAGCGGTATGACGATGTAATCATGGATAAAGATGTAATAGAACGTAGACACACCTATATAATTAATCCCGATTTACCACATGATGATTCAAGTAATCAACTTGAAATTGTATGGGAAGAAGACCATATTGTTTCATATAAAATACCAAAGGTATATGCATTAAAAAGACCTACATGGGAAGTAAACCCTACTAGAAGTATTGAAGATTTTAAAATGTCTTTCTTTAAAGATATGGGAGATGCAATGATGCGCTTCCTTTGTACCCCGACATATTCATCTGATGCTTTCTTTAAGCAAAAAGATAAACTAGAAAGATGTATGACCTTAAGAAATCCTGTGGATAGTCATAGAAGATTTGATCCAGGCTTTAAGCCAGATCCAGATAAAACTTATTATGTTCATGCTGACCTTGCACAAAAGCATGACAAGTGTGCAGTAGCAATTGCACATGTTGATAAGTGGGTTAATATTCAGGTTATTAAAGATTACCAGCAGGTGGCACCAGTTGTTATTGTTGATGCCGTTGCTTGGTGGGAGCCAAAGGTAGAAGGCCCAGTTAACCTATCTGAGGTAAAACTATGGATACAAAACCTTCGCAGAGAAGGATTTAATATTGGAATGGTATCGTTTGATAGATGGCAGTCTTTTGATATTCAAAATGAATTAAAGGCTGTTGGAATAAGAACTGATACTGTTTCTGTTGCTAAAAAACACTATGAAGATTTAGCAATGATGATATATGAAGAAAGAGTTGCTATGCCAATGATTCCTTTATTGCTTGAAGAGATGAGTGAACTCAAGATTATGAGAAATAACAGAGTTGACCACCCACGCAAGAAATCTAAGGACTTAGCAGATGCCGTTTGTGGGGCGGTATTTGGAGCAATATCCCATACCAGTAAGGATTCCAACCTAGAAATTGAGATCCATACCTGGTCTACTGCATCCCGACTTGCACAAAAGCAAAGGGATATGGTAGAATTAGAAACTAGGGAAATTCCTGAAGATATCAAGGATTTCCTAGATGAATACAAATTAATTTAATCAAACAAGGAGAAAAATGAATTCATTTAAGAAGATCGCTCTTGCCATGGTTGCAGCCATGACATTGGGCACAATGGTAGCAACGCCTGCAAACGCTGCTGTAATGACAGTTGCTGTAGATCTTGCTGGAACGGCTAACACAACAGCCTCAGCAATCGCAACACCTGCATCATTGCCAGTACCTGCAGACAACACAGTTGATGCTGCAGATGCACTAAAGTTTGTAGCAACAGTTGATGTTGGAACAAACGTTTCTGTAGTAGCAACAAATGCAACAATCGTGTCTGCACTACACACAACTGCTGCACCAGTAGGAGCAACGTCAGGATCTTCATCTTTGACAATTGCAACTGGTACAGGAACAACAGCAACATTTTATGTCTATACAAAGACAACAGCAATTGGTACAGTTGTAATCACAAATCAGGGAACAACACTTACCTACTACGTACAGGGAACTGCTGGCAAGATTAATACTCTTACAGTATCTGCTCCTTCTGCTGGTGCTGCTGGTACAAAGCAAGACATCTCAGTAACTGCAACAGATACATTTGGTAACAAGGTATCTGCTAAGTCAATCACTGCAACAGTGTTTGCTTCAACAGCAGTTATGGATACAGCAACAGTCACAACTGGTGCTACACTTTCAGATTTTGGAGTTGCAAAGTTTGTTGCAACACTTCCAGCAACTGGAACACGATCACTAATCACATTCTCACCTACAACATCATCTGATGCAACAACTGCAGATGTAGTTGGTCTTCCTGCTCGTGCACTTGCACCGTTTGCAGAGATCGCAGTTCGTGATCTAGTATCAGAACTTGCTGCTGAAAAGGCTGCAAAGGATGCAGCACTCGCTGCTAAGGCAATTTCAGATGCTGCAGTCGTAAAGGCTGCTGCAGATGCTGCTGCTGCTAAGGTTGCTTCAGATGCTGCTCTTGCAGCAGAAAAGGCTGCTTCTGTAAAGGCTCTTGCTGATGCAAAGGCTGCACACGATGCAGTTGTCCTTGCTAAGGATGCAAGTATCGCTAAGTTAACAGCAGATAATGCTGTAGCACTTAAGTCAATCAAGGATGCTTTCAATGCACTTGCTAAGCAGTGGAATGCAAAGAATCCAAAGGCTAAGGTTAAGTACGTTAAGTAATTAATCCAACAACTAGGGGAGCCATTAATTTGGCTCCCTTTTTTGTTATATTATTATGTCTAACTGAATAATTTGATATAATAAGCAAGAGGAGAGTCCACCACTTGAATAAACTCTTGCGTATATCTACGGTTATTTTACTTGCTTTTGGATGGTTATTTATAGCACCAACAGAGGCTAATTCAGACGACCCACTAACGATTGCAGCCCAAGAAATACAAGAACTAAACGACAGCGTAGACGACCTTGGATACCAGGATGAATTTATATCCCTAATTGAAGAGGCAGAAGATAAGTATGACCTTGCCGTATCTGCAAAAGAAACCCAGACTCAGACCTCTGACCTGTATGACAACTCCCTTGACCTAAAAGCAACGGCACTTGAAGAAAAAGACTTAGCCCAATCAGCAGTAGACGGACAAACAGTAACAGTAGCCACTGCTTTAGACAATAAAAATGATGCCTACGATGCACTTGGAGTAGCCAACATTAATCTTTCAAACGCTCAGCAAGCATTAGACAGTGCTGGTTCTGCTGGTTTGGCATACGATGTTTATAGTCTAATTAGAGTTAATGGGCTTGCAGCCACAGATCAATTCTTATGTAGTGGAACAATAAATGGAAACTATATGACTCGTCCAGTTTGCGGTAATAGATACGAAAACTTTATAGTTAAATTTACTGGACAGATAACAGTTCCTTCATGGTTTACACAAACCTACTTTGCGGGATATACAGATGATGGTTTTAGAATGTATATAGATGGCCAACTTGCCGTTAACAACTGGGTAGAGCAGGGGACAACTTGGAGTGACTACTCTCCCGTATATGATGTTAGTGAAGACAAAACTTTAGATGTAGAAATATGGTGGTATAACGGTGGAGGACCAGGTTCCTATCATCTTGGCTGGGCTATCCCTGGAGGATGGACTGGTGCAGGTTGTGACTATGCTGGCAACCCAAGAGTATGGGGACAAGACTTTAGTTGCAATCTTAATACATTTTCTCATGGATCTGGAGCAACCCAAGAACAAACAAACGCCTACAACAACGCACTTGCTGCAAAGAACTCAGCACAAGATGTATATAATGACAAACTAAATGTTTATAATCAAGCAGTTTCAACATTAAATGGTTACAATCAAACACTAACTAATAAAACAAATGAATATAACAACTCAGTTTTAAATGTTGCAACGGCATTGCAAAATAAAAATAATGCTGAAGATGGATACGAGCAAGCAATTAATAATCTCAATAGTGCAATTGATAACGCATGGCGTTACTATGACGAACAATCACAAAGAGAAATTCAATCTGCCATTGCTCAAGCAGCAGCAAACGCTGCAGCCAATCAGCCTACCCCAGAGCCAAGTCCTGAACCAACTGCTGAAGAGCCACCTACTCCTGAGCCAAGTCCAGAGCCAACACCAGAAGAGCCTCCTACACCAGAACCAAGCCCTGAACCTACAGCAGAAGAGCCTCCTACACCAGAGCCTTCTCCAGAGCCTACCGTGGACCCTACAGACCAGCCTACCCCAGAGGAACCCCCAACCCCAGAACCAACTGAAGAGCCTGCTCCAGAACCCTCTCCAGAGCCTGGACCAGATCCAAAGCCAGAAGAGAACTCCTGGAATGAACCAGATGTAGAAATTACTGATGAAGTCTTAGCAGCACTTGTTCCTGAAAAAGGAACGGGAACAGAAGAAGATCTATCTAATGTTATTGCCAACCTTACAAGCAAAGATAACAAGTTAGTTACTCTTTCTGCAGAACAAATCACAGCAGTTAGCCAAACACTGAGGGCATTGACCCAAGAAGCAAAGCAAGAGGTTGCACAAGACCTTGGTATTAAAACTTCAGAAGTTGCACAGATTGCTGAGCAGATGAAGTCTAACCCAGCACTTGCCTCAGCATTTGTTGAGTTCGCAGAAAGAGCAGGGGATGCAGGAGAAACCACAATGCCATTTACATTAGCAGATGCAGTAACAGAAGTACAGACAGAGGCATTTTTAGCAGATCCTTTGGGAGCAATTACAAACATAGATTTTGAAAAGGTTCTAAATCCAGCGGAATGGGGAAAGGATATGACTGATGACCAAAGAGAAAAGGTTCAAGAAGTCATAATCCCAGTAATTATAGTATCAAACATTGTTAGTTCTGTTATGTCAATAAGGAGGTTATAATAGGATGGTTATGAATAAAGTTAAAGAGAAATTTAAGGTGATTTTAGGCAAGATAAAGATGCCTAAAGTTGTAATTCCTAAAATAAAGATGCCAAGCATTAAAATGCCAAAGTTTAAAATGCCAAAAATATCTATTCCAAGCATCAAAATGCCAAAAATAAATATGGAAAAACCAAAAGCATACATCATAAAGTCTTTTCCTATTATTAAAAAAATATTTAAAATTTTTACAAAAATTGTTAAAGGCTTTATTTCATGGTTTTGGAAGGCAGTTAAAGAAAGTATTGCTCAAGTTTGGACACTCCTTGGATTCTTTATTGCATGGCTTACGCTTACAGGTACAGCACAGCAGGTAGTTGGAATGGCAACACTAATTGCTACTGCTATCTGGCTTTTAACAATTCCATTGCGTGAAGAAAAAGAAGAGTAGGATAGTTACTGATATGAAAAAAATAGCAGCCCTACTGTCAGCATCTTTGCTTTCTTTATTATTGACCTCTTGCGGGGTATTAGAAAATAGGTATCGCTATGATTGCCATGACCCTGAAAACTGGTATAATAAAGAGTGTAATCCACCAATCTGCCAAGCAGATGGATTATGCACTAAAGACATACTTGGTTTTGATCCTACGGAGGGTAGCGTAAATGAGTAAAAAAAGATATACATCAGATGAATTAGATGCAAGATTAAAATTTTTTCTTGGCATGACACTAGGAACAATTCTATTGTTTACAACAATGGGAATTCTATATGCCCTTGTTTTTGTAACACAGCCAATTGGAGAGCAGTCAGAAAATGACAAGATGTTTTTTAATGTATTATCATCTGTAGCAACATTTATTACTGGCACACTTGCTGGTATTTTAATTGGTAAAAATGGCGGGGGTTCAGATAACTCACAGCCTAGTCAGACATCTGAGCCTGTAGTTAATCAGGTAGCAGATGACTTTGATGACTTTATTGAATAAATAATACCCTGCTTGACACCATTTTGTGTAGATGCTATACTTGAGTATACATATCTAAGGGGTAGACATGACCTGTGTTGCAGGAATAGTAAAAGACGGCAAAGTTTATATTGCTGGTGAGCGTGGTGCATCACAAGACAATTACATTGTGTCTATTGACAAACCAAAAATTTGGAAGTCTGGTTCATACATCTTTGGATATTCAGGAACATTTGATGCACAAATTGTTCAGTATAACTTTATTCCACCTGCACCTGAAGGCAACTTAGATAAATTTATGCATGGAAAGTTTTTAAAATCTCTTAAATCATTTTATAATGAATGGGATATTGGTGGTAAAGATAGTGAGATATCACTTTTAATTGGTATTAAAGGTAAACTTTATGAGCATGAAGCAGAAGGGTTTACTATGATTTCCTATGACAGAGACTATATTGCCATAGGATCAGGAGCAGACTACGCTATGGGTTCTCTTCATGCTACCCAAAATCATAAAGACCCAAAGCGTAGGCTTGCTCTTGCTGTTGGCTGTGCTATTCAGTTTAGTACATCCTGTATTGGTCCAGTTGACTTTTTGAACGCATGAGAGTATACTAAATATATGGAAGAGTTTGACGACATATTAAAAAAGATTCAAGAAAATGAATCAGACTTTAATGAGTTTGAGATTTGGCTTGATAATGGAATTGAGCGGGGATGGATAACAGAACCGTTCTGTAATACTCATGATGGTGATCCATATATGAGCGAAGAAGAAGAAGCAGAATGGGAAGCAGGGGGCGACCCATGTCAAGTAGTATTTAAAATAAAGGAGATCTAAGTGAAAAAAGTAGTGGGGATTTTTACAATTCTGTTTGCTGTTGCATTTTTGCCAGCGGTACAGGCTGAAGAAAAGGTTGCAATTGCAATTATTGACACTGGTGTAGATACATCAAAGGTAAATGTATTTCATGAGGTATGCATCATGGAAGAAAAGCGTTGTCCAAACAAGCAGACTTTCATGGAAGGTCCTGGCTCTGCAACACGCTCTGCCGTAAATGGATTTGAGCATGGAACAAGAATGGTAAGAGTTGCACAAGCAATTAATCCAAATGTAAATATTGTTTTTATTCGTATTATTCCAGCAGACAGAAATGACAGAAATCCTATGTATGCTGCTGCAAATTCAAATAGCACAGTAAAGCAGGCACTTGATTGGGTAGTTGCTAATAAGAAAAAGTTTAATATTGTAGCAACTTCTGTTTCTTTTGTGGAATACTCAAGGTTTAGAACTGGTGCAAACTATTGCCCTGTAAATGGTGGTTTGCAAAAAACAATTGCAAATTTACAAAGCCTAAATGTTGGTGCATTTTTTGCAGCAGGTAATGATTATAAATCAAATCAAGTTGGATACCCAGCCTGTATTTCTGAATCAATTGCAGTAGGTGCATCTAATGCTGACCATAGAGTTGAACTCTATAGCAATAGGTCTCCACAGATTGATTTCTTTGCTCTTGGCACATATGACATTTTAGGAGAAAGAATTATGGGAACCTCTCCATCTACCGCTGCACTAGCAGCACATTGGGCTAAAAATTATAAGGGTACTTATCAGGGTACATACGACTATTTAAAGTCAGTATCTATCAACCTTGTGGTGCCTTTAGCACAGTGATATAATAGGTAGTGCACCTGCCTTATGGGGGTGCACTAACTTATTCGCTTGAAAGGGGAATAAAATGGTAACAAAGTACGCTATGGATCTATTCAATGATCCTTTTTTTATTGGCTTCAACAGAGAGTTGAGCCGTTTAAACACAGCACATCAAACAAACTCACAATCATATCCTCCATATGATCTTCTTAAACTAGATGAAGATACATATAGATTATCGCTTGCAATTGCAGGCTTTACAAAAGATGATTTAAAAATCTCTGTGGATAACGGAACCCTGATTATTAAGGGTGAGATTGTTGAGGTAACAGATGCGGAAGTAGTTCACAAGGGTATTGCTGGTCGTAAATTTGTACGATCATTTGCTCTTGGGGAATATATGGAAGTAACTGGGGCAGAAATGAAGGACGGTATGTTACATATTGATATAGACCGTATTGTTCCTGAAGAAAAGAAGCCAAAAGAAATCGCTATCAAAGTTGCTAAAAAGTAACCAATAGGATATAATAGACATATGCACCTGAGTATGTGTTTAAACTGCTCACTAATATTAGGAGATAAAAATGACAACTAAGGGTTCGCTAGAAGCAATCATTGATATTGCAAAGAAAGAAATTGGAACTATTGAAGGTCCAAAAGATAATGAAACAAAGTATGGCAAGTGGAGTGGTGTTAACTTTCAGCCATGGTGTCAGTCCTTTGTTTCTTGGTGTGCGTTTACATCTGGCCTAGATGCAAAGAAGTACCCAAAGACTGCTTCAACAGTAGCAGCAGCAGATTGGTTTAAGAAGAATAATAGATGGGCAGATGCTCGTAATGATGACCCAACTCCAGGAGATTGGATTTATTTTGATTTTCCAGATGATGGCGTAAATCGTATTTCACATGTTGGTATTTGCATCAAGAACAATGGAGATGGAACTATCCAAGTTATTGAAGGAAACACATCAGGAACTTCAAAGGGAGATCAGAGAAATGGCGGAATGTGCGTAGAGAAAACTCGTGCTTATGTAAAAAATAAGAAGGGTATTTTGAATGCTGTTGTTGGCTGGGGCCGTCCAGTATACGCTGGAGAAGAAAATCTTCCACTGCTTTCAAAAGGTGGAACAGTTTCACAACCAGCACCTGTTACAACTTCACAACCCGCAAATGTAGAAAAGAAGCAGTTTACTCCATTCAAGGTTGGATCAAAGGGAGAATCAGTAAAAAAGATTCAAGAACTTTTAGGGGTAAAAGCAGACGGTAGTTTTGGTCCAGGAACTGAAAAAGCAGTTAAGTCTTTTCAAAAGAACTCTTCTTTGCCAGTAACAGGTGTAGTTGATCAAGCAACATTAAAGGTGCTAAGAGGTAAGTAATTTGCCAAAGTATGATTACAAATGCACGAAGTGCTCAATGTCCATTGAATTTGAAAGAGGATTTGGTGAAGACAGAGAGCCATCGTGCTGTAGTGAAATAATGCAAAGACAGTGGACAGGCTCTGTCGGAGTAATATTTAATGGTTCGGGTTTTTATTCAACAGACAACAAAAAGTAAGGGTATATACTATGAGAACAATGATTACAGAAGATGTAGCAGCAAAAGAGTGGATACTAAAAGCAACTGACCGCTGTGATTCATGTGCAGCAGAAGCCCTTGTAAAGGTAACTGGGCTAACTGGAGACCTAATGTTTTGTGGTCATCACTACAATAAAATAATGGATAAGCCTGAAGGATACAAGAAAATGATGGCATTTGCCATAACAATAGTCGATGAACGAGAAAAGTTGGCGGTATAAACATGTATCAATATTATGTAAGAAAAGTAGAGAATGTTGTAGATGGAGATACTATCGATGTTCTTATTGATTTAGGGTTTGATATTTTATTTCAGTCCCGTGTAAGATTGGCTGGTATTGATACCCCTGAGTCTCGCACAAAAGATCTTAAAGAAAAGGCTCTCGGTCTTGAGTCCAAAGAGTATCTAAAGAAGCATCTTAAAGATGCAAAGTCTGTTGTGATTAAAACTGAAAAGATGGACTCATCTGAAAAGTATGGTCGTATTTTAGGTTGGCTATATGTAAATGGTGAAACAGAATCTGTTAATGATAAGATGATTAATGATGGCTATGCTTGGGGATACATGGGAGAAACAAAGGTTAAGGACTTTGATGCTCTTGCAAAAGCAAGAAAGAAGTCTGGTAAGTGAACCCAGTTTATTATTTTACAGCAGACTGGTGTAATCCTTGTAAAAAGGTAAGACCAATTGTTGAAGAAATTAATAGAGAAAGTATCAATAAGTTTAAAATAATTGATGTTGATTCAGAGATGGAACTTGTCAAAAGATTTGAGATTCGCTCTGTACCTACATTTATTTTATTAAAAGACGGTATAGAAATTAAAAGAATTACTGGGGCACAAACTAGAGAGCAACTAGAGGATTTTATTAATTATGAAAAAAATATTCAAGATGATATTCAACCCTGATGGTAAGAATATGATACCTGAAGAACAAGACTCTATAGACTATCTAATATTAAATGGTGGTCTTGAAGTTGTTGGGCTAGATTCAGATAGCGGTGAGTTTCTATATGCCTTTACTCCAAAGATCAAAGAACTTATGCCAGACCTACATGAACAACACATTAAAGATGTAAATCAAAATGTATTAAAACTTTGGGAAATGGGATTTTTAGAGATTGATTTTATGAAGCCTGATCCAGTTATAACTATTGGCAAAAAAGCCTTGGATAAATCAGAGGTTTCAAGGCTATCCAAGGATGATCAGTGGCATCTTAATGAGATTAAGAGACTCCTGAAAACAAGAGAAGTCTGATATAATCTAACTATGCCATATTCTATTGGAGAAAAGGGATCGTACGGTTGTTCTGGGTACCCCGCCATTAAAGACGGAACAAATGAAGTTATGGGTTGTCACACCACAAGAGCGGCAGCGGCTGCTCAGATTTATGCTATCAATATGTCTGAAGGCAACATAGATAAAGCAATGCAGACTATTAAAGAAGGCGACTTTGTTATGGGCATGACATCCGAGGGAATGGTTCACGGAGTTGTTGAGCACATTATGATAGAAGGCGGAGTATACGGAGTTCCTGGAACAGAATATGCAATTCAGTCTATGCCACCAGAAAATCCAGCAATGGCTGTTAGAATTTATAAAGAAGAAGACGGTAAGTGGGAGCCAACCGCATACAGTATTGGAATGATGTATAAGGATGCGATGGTTGTAGATATAAATAACCATAGCATGGAAGATGATGAAGAAGATGACGATGACGAAATGGATTCAGAAGTTGCTATGGCAATGTATGATTCATCGATTGGCAAAAGAGAAATGGCCAATGCTCCATATGAAGATTATGAAGGCGTAGACAACTGGGACAACGTTACAAAATCTTGCTGGGTTGGATATGAACAACAAGGAATGAAAGAAAAAGATGGACGAATGGTTCCAAATTGTGTTCCAGTTGGTAAAACATATAACATGGATGATGAAATAGAAAAAGCAAAGTCTGTATCTGTTGGAGATCATGTGACCTTTGCAGTTCCAAAGCCACCAGACAAAACAGAATCTGCACATGGTGTTGTAGAAAGAGTTGAAAGATCTGGCACAGTAAAACTTCCTGGAACCAATGAAAGTGTTGAAGCATCTTCAGATAATCCAGTAGCAGTTATTAGAGTCTATGCAACAAATGAAGGTGGCACAAGAACAAGAACCGATAGACGTGTTGTAAAACCTTTTAGTTCTTTAAGATTGTCCTCTGAGCCAATTGATAATGAAAAAATGTATGACAGAGATGAAGAGATGGAAAAAGTTTCTTCAGCAAGACTACAAGAATTAGCAGATGAGTATAATAAGAATAAAGAAGGCGATAAAAGAATTACCGTAGGAGCGCTAAGACAAGTATACAACCGTGGTATTGGAGCATACAGAACTAATCCTTCATCGGTGCGTGGAACTGTCTCTAGTGCAGAGCAATGGGCTATGGGAAGAGTTAATGCTTTTATGGCTGGATTAAGAGGAAGATTTCCTAGAAAACCTTTTGACTTAGATTTATTTCCAAAGGGTCATCCAAGATCTACAAAGAAGTCTTTATTTGAAGATTTTGCAAAAGACGTAGGCCAGCCACAAAGAATTTCAATACTTTTTGAAGATACAGAAACAGGTGAAAAGATGGAAAAAAGAGACTACTCAATGGATGCACGTCGCACAATGGCTGAGTCGGGAATGGCAATGCCAGACGGATCGTTTCCAATTGCAAACGGTGGAGATTTACAAAATGCAATTCAGTCTGTTGGACGTGCAGCAAATTATGCAGCAGCAAAGGAGCATATCATTCGTCGTGCAAGAGCGCTGGGTATGATGGACATGCTTCCTGAAGATTGGCGAAACAATGCAACGAAAGGTATGGGCAACTGGAGCGGATCAATTTTTGATCTTAATCCATTTGTAAAGTAATGCCAAAGAGAAAAGCACAGTCTTTTAATTCAACACAAATTAAAGATGGAATGATTGTTCGTATGAATAAAAACGGTACAGTTAAATCTATTCTTAGTCCATATGAAGTAAAGCACCCAAAGAAGGATAAATAATGGCAGAGACATACACACCTAATGCTGGAATGAAAGCCGCAGCAAGACGTGCTTTGAAGTGGAAAGAAGATGGAAAGGCAACTGGCGCAGGTACTCCAGTAGGTTGGGGTAGAGCAACAGATATTGTCAATGGTTCACCAATGTCTCTTGATACTGTTAAGAGAATGTTTTCTTTCTTCTCTCGTCATGAAGTAGATAAAAAAGGTAAAGGTTTTTACGATGGTCCAGAGTTTCCTTCCAATGGAAGAATTATGTGGGAAGCATGGGGCGGAGATGCAGGGTTTGCATGGAGCCGTGCCATTGTTGAAAGAGAAAGAGATAAGGCAGACAAAGCGTGGGTAGGTAGCCCATTCAGTTTTAGAAAGGGGTAGGCAGTGGAAGACATGAACATTGAAGAAGTTAAACAATTAGTTAACTTCTATAGACAAAAGGCATCAGATCTGGAATTTCAGTTGCTACAATCACAACTTAAGTTAAATAGAGTTATGGTTCAGCAGGCAGAACCAGTTCCTGCTACAAAAATAACAAAAACAAAACCTGAATAATAGGTAAAAATGGAATACTTTTTAGCCATCGGCTTGACATTGTTGGCTGCTTGGTCTATAATTAGATTAAACGGGTATAAAGTTTCAAAGACTTTAACGAATATCAAGTATAGACAAAGTGATATTCATGAAAGTAT